AGAGTCTTAGTTGCTGCTGTCCATTGTGGCACATTGTTAAGTGTGTTTGATGCAGGTCCAATCACATCACCTGTTCCACTTGCCGATATATCAGTTGCGATAGGATTACCTGTAGAATCAAACGCTAAAACTTTATTACTTCTATTAGCATTGCTAGGTATTTCGCTAAGAGTTGTAGCAGGTTCCGATAGAGGATATTTTAAAACTAACGATCCAGAAGTTGCAGATATACCTACATCTAACTGTTGTATCATTTGTGTGTTTTTGTCTATCATATCCTCAACAGTTTGAGAATTAAATGTTCCCGTCAGAACTAAATCACTTGTCTGTGTTAGAGGAACTTGTCTGTATATTGTTAATATGTGACCTGTAGGTGGTGCTACACTTGCAGTAAAAGTTCCTCCAGAATCGTTGCCAGCACCAGATAATGTATAGTTAGTGTCTAATACTAATGTTGTTACAGTGCCAGCAGTATCATCCAATTCTGCTACAATGTGAGAATTTTCAATAAATTTAAAATTAATGGCAAAAACTGTGGAAGAATTATTGCCTGTATATTGAACTCTTGATGTTGTTGTTGTTATTGCCATAATCTTAACAGTTATTTATTAATCGTTATTTTTCAATGTATTATCAATTAAATTTAATAGGTCTTCAAATGTTTTAACTTCTGCTTTTCCTGTAGGAGATGCCCAATCTGCCCAATATTTTTGACCCCAATTTTTTTCTAATAAGTTTTGTATTCTATTATTACGTTGTGGATCTACCAAATCGTATAGTGGATAAATGACCATGTTCTTTTTAATTTGGCTTAATATAGGAAAATTACCTGTGAATTGATCTGCTGCCCTAATTGCTTTTAATGATGAACTTTTAAAATCTCCATCTTGTATATCTTTTACAAACTGTGAACCTACCCCAGCAAGATCAGATATACCATTTAAACCAGGTCCACCTAAATGAGATAATACACCGTTTTGTCCGTATTCTGAATAATCCTTAAACAAAACATCGTAAATTAACGCTAAACCTCCTGATTTTGCAATAGCAGCACCTAGTGTATCTAGGTTCCAAGGCTTTACATTTTTACCATCAATAAGCTGTTTTATCTGATCTACCATTAGCGTAACAGCAGTTGCTTTTGCAACTAAGTAAGATATTCCTATAGCTGCCATTAAAGGACTGTTTTCTTGCCATGTAGGACCAAGATGCCTAGTCATCATAGCAACAGGAAAACTTTTATACTGAAACAATAATTTAAGAAATGCGTTTTGATAAGAACCTTCTTTACTACCCCAAGACATTATTCTGTTTTCTCTTACTCCTGGAGTTAAAATACCAGTGTCCATCTCATCTCGAATAATACTTTGTAGTTTATCTGATAATTCTTTTCTCGTTCTTTTAATCTTTATATCAGATGGGTTATTTATTTTAGAAGTATTCTTAATTAATTTTATAATTTGCTCATTGCTAATTATATCTTCATTTAAAACAGAATCCCAAGTTAGCACAGAATCTTCTGTCTTGCCTTTAAATGCGTGTGGCTTTCCATTTAAATCTTTAACATTGATTGCAGAATCTCTTATTACTTCCCATTCATCATCAGAAATTAAACTTCTCTCTATTATTGCTACTAAAGATTTTGCATCATCACCCATTTCTCTTAATTGTGACAATGAATATTTAGAAGCTATTCCCATTCGTCTTATTGCACCTAAATGAAAACCTTCTCTTAAAGTTCTATTATGCCAGTTCATTCCATTATAGGTAAAAGCAAAATTATTAAACTTTGAAACAGCAGTAGATAATCCTATTGTTTCTGGATCAAACCTACTAATACTTGCAGATTTAACTCCATCATATGTTGCATATGTATTTTCTAGTAAAAACTTATCTTCTCTAGTTTTTCTCCTAGTAACAATTTTTAAAAAATCACTTACACCTTGTCCTTTAATTTCTAAATTTTTAAGTGCTTTTGCAGTGTAAACAGGATCTGAAGCTGAAGTTAGTATTAAATTACCCATTTTTAAAGCAGATGTAGCAGACCTATAATTGTTTAACCATTTAACTAAAGTATGATTATCGCTTACCTGATGCCTACCTGTCATCATTCTTAAACTTATTGGTATTTTATTTTCTACATCTCTTCTTTGTTTTTGTATTTTTAAATTACCTTGTTCAATTGTTTCGCCTAATTCTTTAATAACCATATTTAAGTTATTTTCAGCACTTGGACCTAAATGTTTAGTAGTAATTGTTTTTGTAATTAAAGATTCTAAATTATTAATTAAAGCATCTGTGCTATTTTCAGCACCCCATTTCATTTGAAAATCGTGAGCAATGTCACCATCAATAAAATTAATTTTACGTTCTGCACCAATAATAGAATTAGATACACCTAGTTCGGCTGGTGTTCCAGAAATCTTGCTTTGTTTATGATCCCATAGACCAGAAATCCAATCCCTTATATATCGTTTTGCTTCACCTGAGTTAGCGTCTAAAATTGGATCACCTTTAGGAGTAGAAATTCTATCCCATCTCACATAGTCTTTAATTTTTTTATAAACTTCATTAGCAATAACGTCTTTGTGATCTTTCATTTCTTTATAGCTAAGAGTTTTTATATCAAACTCTGTAATAGAAATGTTAAGATTTTTTGCAATTCTATCAATTGACCAGATTTGAGGACCTGTATAATGCTCCATGTCTTGAACAACTAAGCCAACATTTCTAGCAAAACCCATTAATTCTTTATTAAGATTATCAATTTCTTTAACAGCTTTTAATGCGTCACTGTCTGGTGTCCGCATATTAACTAAAATATCTTTGTCTAAAGTTTTGTCGCTTTTATTTCTTAAATAATGTCCAGCATATGTTATTTCTTTCCAAAATGGCTTTGTGTCCCATTTTTTCTTAAACTTTTGGTTCATTTTGTTATAGAACCTATCAATATAAAATTCTTTATTATGCTTAATGTCTGCATCTAAAGTTCTTTCTATATAATCTTTTATTGCAGTAAATCTACGTCCTTGCGGTAATTTGCTAAACCAATTAAATAATTTAATTCTAGCGTTAGCATTGGCTAGAGGTGTTAATTGCTTTAAAGTTTTTTCTAATGTTTCTTTTTCGTTATCAGATAATTTAGACGCAACTGCTACTCTGTTAATTTCTGGCAATACTTGATTATCAAAATTATCTAATTCTAATTGGCTAGGTTTTGCTAAATTTGCTATACTTGCTTTGTATTTCTTATCTTGATCTACTTGACCTGCATCTTTTGCAAAATCTATTGCTTCTTGCTTAGACTCTTTGCTTGGAGTTTTTTTTCTAAATCTAAAATCGTTATTTTTAGTTCTGTAATCTAACCCTAGTGTTTCTAATTCGTCATACGCATTTTGTATGTCTTTTTTATTAGATACACTTTTTAATTTAATTTTAGCTTTAGAATATCTATTTATAGCATTTGTTTGTATGTTATTTAACGCTAGTTCTTGTTTATCTAACAATTCTAAATCTTTTTTATGATTTAATAAGTTAGATTTACTGTTTTCAAAAAGTTTAATTGTATGATTTAGCTCTTTTATTTCTTCTTGTTTTTCTCTTATATGTTTTTCAAATTTAAGAATAACAGGAGATTTTTTACTTTTATCAGAATCAATTGCTTTATTAAGTTTTTCTTTAGTTTTATTTAACAACAATTTATTAGATAATTCATTTAACTTTAATATTTCTTTTTGATTTTTAGATTTAGTCAGTTTTAATTTAAAATCTAACTGTTCTTGAATATTTTTAACTTTATCTAAAACTCTTGGAACTATTTTGGTTCTTTCATCAGCACCTCTTTGTTGTGCTTCTTTAAATTTCTTTTCTACAAAATACCTGTTTTCAGCATCAATTATTTCTTCTTGTAGTTTTTGATTTTCAAGAATGTCTTTTCTTCTTTTATTAACAAAAAATATTTCTTCTTTTGTCCATTCGTCCACACTGCCAAACATCCCAAAACGATTAATTAACTTTTGAGTAGCCATGCCTTTCATTGATTGATAGACAGTTTCTTTAATTATTGCATCGTCTATTACTTTCATAGACTTTCCATCTATACCTAAAACTTGCATTGCTTTAGCATACATATAAGACGTGTATTCTTGTGCTTGAATACCTTCTGACTCAAACCTATATGCAATAACTTCCTCAATAGCAGCAGACCTTGTTGTAGCTTCTCCATCAGCTATTGATTTATCAATCTCTTGCTTGTAATGCTTTTCCATGTATTTATCAAACTTTGCTCGTTCTTTAGTAGTCATAATAGCGTCTAAACCTTTATGGGTAACTACTTCATGGAATATTAATTTACCTACTTCTTCTTTATCTATTTTTGAAGGATTAAAATAAATCTTACCATCAGAAGGCAAATATCCAGCTTGATTGCGTTTATCTTCAAAATTCTTAATAATTGATGGATTTAACTTTGCATTATTAATATTAACTACTTCTACACCTGGAAAGAACTCAGTAACAGTATCAGAAAAAGCTTTTTCTATAACAAGTTGTTTGTCTAAATCTGATTGTGCTTTATCTATAAAATCAGCTTTAGGATCTTGTTTGTTTTCTTGTATTAAATTTGCTGTTTGTTCTTCTATTTCAACTCTATCTTTTCTTGTTTTTAAGTCTTCATTAGAAATATTATATTGGGATATTTCTTGCTTTGCGTCATTTAAAAGTTGTTCAGAATGTGTTACTAAATTTGCATCTGTTTTGCTTTCTATATTTGGAGACCTTACAGATGTATTTTTTCTTATTGGTGCTGTAGGCATTTCTTTATTAACACCATTAGATATAACTCGTTCAGCTTTTGCTCTAATAAATGCTTCTTGCTCTTTGCTTATATCCCCTTGGAATTTAGATTTTTCTATATCTACTAAAGTGTTAATTTCTTCTTTAAATGTAGACCTAATAAAATTTGCATCTTCAGTTAATATTTTAGCTGGAATGTTTTGTTCTGCATTTAACAAACCATTAACGTAAACAGCTTTTATTGTTTCTGGCTTTAACTCTATAGGAATGTCGTAATTACCTGTAGCTAATCTTATACCTCCACCTATGCCACCTAAAACTGCACCAAAACCTAAATTAGATACAGTGTCTACAATTCCGTATTGTTCTTTATTATAGGACTTTAAAGCATAATACAAAGGTTCTAGCAATACACTTTCGGCTGCACCAAATGTTGCAGATTTTAATAATGTTCTTTTTGCTATACTTGAGTTTTTAAATAAATTCACTCCTAACCTACCAGATGCAGCAAAACCACCTGCTATAAATCCACTTCCAGCTTCAATAGGATCAAGCAAGCTACCAGTTAAACCACCTAATAACATTGCTAGATAACCATCCCATTCATGCAATGCAGTATCTGAAAAAGTAGAGTCATCTATTTCTCTTCTGTAAGAATTGTAATTTAGTTGTGCTAAATCATAACTAACAGGTTGTTTGTATTTTTCTTTATATGGGAAATATGTATTTGCTTCATCTGGAGAAAGCATTCTACCGCTTGTTTCTTGTTGTGAACTCCACCTATTATATGCTCTTGTTCCAGTTTGTGTTATAGCACTCTTCCATGAACTAGATACAAATCCTGTAGTTTTTTCTATAAATCCTAATGAACCACTACCTTCTTCAAAAGTCGGATTGTAATTTTTAAAAGGAATATTTGGTGTAAGTAAACTCATGTATATATAAATTAGTAAGTAGTTTTAGTCATCGCTCTTTCAAAAAATGTTTCTAATGTAGAAAACAATCTTGAATCTTCTTCTGGTCCTATTAATTCATTTATGTCAATTTCTTGTAACAAAAACCTAGAACCATCTGAGCCTTTAGCAAAAACATTCATTGTATTGTCTCCTGGATCAAATTGCGTAAAAACATTGTCATAATCTAATATTTTTGCAATTTCTTCTCTTGCTTTTGTTTTTTTAGCAGAACCATGTCTCCAAGCATCTAAATAAGGATAATTATTAATTCCTAATTCATTTACTTTTTTCATATCTGCAAACCCTTCATTAGTTAATGGAGGTGTAGGAATACCTACTGCATTTGCTAAAACATTAAAATCATCCACTACACTTAAAGGACCGTTAAAATCATATTGCTTAAAAAAATAATCGCCAAACGAATCATCGTAAACACTTAACAATTTATTCATTCGATTTTCTACTAAATCAGAATCTATATTTATTTTTTGTCCTTGCTTATTAATGTAAAAAACAGGGATTGTTGAAATACTAGAATGCCCTATAGATGGTAAGCTTATTGGTTGCTCATTAAATACCATTTTCATAGCTGTTTTTGCAGCTTCTTTGTCTCCACCTAAATAATTATATATTTCTTTTGCAACCTGCATACTTTCCGTTCTTAAAGTAGTAAATGATGGTATTGCTATAGAATGACTATCGTTTTTAAAGCTTGTTGTTATTTCTGTTTTTTCACCATTAGATAATTGTGTGTAATTGCTTTGTGACCCAATAAGTATGCTTGAAGCATTTGGGTTATCATAATTATTAGCGTAAGCTATTATTCTTGCAGTAAGTTGTGAATTACTGCCTTTTAAAGATTTAGCTATTTCATCTATACCACCTAATATTCTATCAGAAGGCAAATATTCTACTAAATGTGCAACTACTTGTTGTATTTCTTCTGGCTTATTAGGAGATAGTTTTTCTATTACACTCTTATATTGGTTGATTTCATTTTCATCTAAAACTTGCTTTGTTACGTTTCCAATATTAAGCAATTCTTGTTGTTTATGAATTTTTGCTAATGATAATTGTCTGGGATCTTCAAAAGAAGAATTAAAGGCAAATGTTTTTTCATTAAATGTAGATGGATCTATTCTCTGACTTGTGTTTCCAACATTGTCTTTACTGTAATCTTTAAAAAACTTATCATATGCTTTTTCTCCAGATTCTCCAAAGGTATATTGCATATAAGGCAAAATAGTATCAAAAGAAACCTTGCCCCCAATAGATTCATTAAACTTATTAGATAAATCATTATTAATAATTACGTTAAGTTCTTTTTTAAAATTAGATTTTAAGTAATTTGATAAATTTTTAATTTTTTCTTTATCTTGTGGATAATTATTAATTAATCTATTTGTTACAAGATTTACATTATCATTATATTGTTCTTCATCTGCTGTAATTGGTATTTCTAAAAACGAGTTATTAAAAAATTCAATATTTGCTTTTTCTTCTACAGTTTTACCTAAAATTTCAGTAGCTTCATCTCCATATAAATTCCTATAAGCATTTACTAATGTATTTAAATTATCGGGATTATTTGAAATTAATATTTCTTTTTCCAATATTTTTTTAGTTTCTGAAAATTTACTTGTATTAACATTAGATAAATTCTTGGAGTTTATATCTAATAATTTTTTTAAGTCTAAATATTGTGTTTCAGTTATATCTTGATTTCTCAATTGCTCTTCAATGATATTACCAGACTCAGCTAACTCTAAAAAACTTTCTGAACTTTGAATTTTACCATAAGTGCTAATTTTATTGAAATTTTGCAAAGCATTTTTAGAAATGTTTTTAGCTGTGTCTTGATCTATATAACCTAATGTAACTTGTTCCTGTAAAGATTTATTAACAGGTGTTAAAGCATCTTCAGGTGTAATTTCATTTTTTCTAATTAGTTCATTTTTTTGAGTTATTAAACTTTTAAAATTTTTAGAAACAACATTTTTAGCTTCGTTTTGTGCAATAATAATAGAGTTATTAACAGTTTGTAATTCTTTAAATCTAAGCTCTTTTTTTAGTATATCTGAAACATACTTACTACTTCCTTTTGTAAAATTATCTCTATTTTTATTAAAGAAATTAGCAGCATCTAATTCAGAGTTTATACTAGGATTGTTTTGTTGATTATTTGTAAAAGCATTAATTTGTGAGTTTACAATATTTCTAGTTTCGTCCAACTCGGCTTGTTGCTTTTGAACTTTCAACTTATTAGCTAATTGACCAACACCTTGTATTGCACTAGCAAAAGCTTGATCTCCAGCAGATTGATAAAAATCACTAGCTTGGACATTAGCTGATTTTCTAAAAGCAGTAGTCATTGACCTCTGCACTGGATTCATTTGGACTGCCCCTCCTGATCCGCTAATTTTTTTAGATTGAAATGTAGGTAGTTTTGCCATTGTTATCCAAGTTTATATGTTCCGTATGCAGAAGTAGCAGAATTAAGAAGACTAGCGTAACCTTGCATTTTAGAAGCACTAGCTGCTGCTTGACCACCCATTTCGGCAATCTTGCCTTGCCATCTTAAATCTTTAGCTTCTAAAGCTCCCATTCTTTTTGCTTCTGATCGTTTAAAAGATAAATTAAATGCGTCTACTTCTGCTTGGTATTTTAAAATGTCTGCTTGTGCTGTTAATTTATCAGCCATACGCAACCCATTATAGACTTCTGATTGTATTTCAAATTCTGTTTCAATTTCAGAATCTCGCATAACATCTGTCATAGATCCTCCAGAAGCAATTCCGCTTGCAGACATTGACACACGCTGAGAACCAACCATTCTTCGCTTAGCTCTTCTCGATAAAGATTCGTTATGTGCAGTTCTCCATCTTTGTTCTGCTGCTTCTTTTCTTATTTGTTTCTCGTTAAAATCAGCAGAGTATTTAGTAGAATCAATGTTAAATGCAAAAGCTTTGTCATTAATCTCTGTTGCTCTTTCAACTTCACTAGCATTCCAATCTAACCTTTTTTTATTTTCTCTACCTGATCTTAATTGAGCTTTAGCTTGATCGTCAGATGATGATAGTCCTAAAAAGCCAGTGAATAAATCTGCCCCTGTTGCTAACTTTTTAAATAAACTACTCATTATAAATTACTCCTTACTTCAGTTGTTATAAATAAAACATTACAAGGGAAGGGTTTATCCTGTCGTATGTAAAAACCAGCTTCTGAGTTATAATCCATGTTTAATAATATGTTTTTATCTCCTGTGTATAGTGGTGGGGATATATCCATTCTATCTAATGACGATCTAAAAACAATATCGTCTAATTTATCTAATGATTGACCAACTTGTAAACCTAAACTATTCCAGAATCTTGCAATTATTTTACTAATTCTTTTTGTAGATCCTTGAGACGAACCAATATCTCCTTGCACATCCACAGGTAATGTTTTGCAACTAGCAGCATAGTTATATCCTATTTTAATTTTAGTTGCAGGTGCTTGTAATGTAATAGCACCATTTGTTACAACTCGATCTGGATGTGACCCATTGTTTGCAACTATAGAAACTGTTTCGCCTTCTAAATGACTCAGACCTGATACAGTAGATATTGCACCACCGCTATAATCTAAACCGCAATCCACAAAAAACAAATTGTCTTTGTCTTGATCGTGATTAGCCCAATCGTCATCCTCTAAATACTCAATGTATTGTCTTGTTTGTCCGTTAATAGTTCTTTTAACTACTAAGTATGTAATATCTGTCTGTTCTAGTGCCGATGGGATAGTTGTAATTGCTTTGACTTGTGCAATCGTAACTTTAGCTAGTGATCCACTACCCCAGGTAGGACTAATATCTGTAGCCGTAAAAGTGTTTCCTACTGTATTGCTACTAGCTCCAATTGTAGTAAAATCTGCACTACCAGCTATTGATTTAATCCTATATGTCTCACCTTCAATGACATATCCAGAATTTACAGTTTCAGACTCATAGGTTCCACCAATATCATGGTTGTGGAATGCAATAATATTCTGTTCCTTTAAATACGTCATGCCTACTAATCTGCCAGATTCCAAAACATACCAAATAATATTATCTGGTGCTTGTCTGTAAGATGTATATATTGCCCTAACTCCTTGTCTAAGAATATGATTTGCAATTACTGATATTTCTTTAGAATCGTAAACATCATTGTCATAATTGTAACCCATCTCCATTATTTTACGTGTTGTTCGATCTGTGTAAATTAATGAGTTACTAATTAGATGTGGTTCAACAATACTAGAGCCATAACCGTTCTGCCTAATTACATTAATATCACTAGGTGTAATACTAGCTCCTGATGATCTAATTGCATACTGACCACCCTTAGTTCCAATAAAGAATTGCTGTGCTGATCGCATCCACTGAATAGAATTTGTTTCTTCACTAGCAATCTGAAACCTTAAACCATTGTCATCGGAAACAACTGCATCACTTGGATTGTTCGGTTCAAAGTTTTCGTAATCATCTGTTTTACTTGCCCAGAAAGTATTTGGTTCTGTCGATGTTCCACCAAACCATAATCTATTTTGATGAAATGTAACCGTTCCAGAGTAACCTGTAGATTCTGACCATGCACCGAGTCTCCATAATTCAGTTGCTGAACTAGAACCTAAGTTACTAGATAAAGATACGCTAATATTACTAGCATCCGTAAATGTTTTAATATACCCATACCCAGCCAACGGAGAAGATCCATCATGTGCTATTCTTATTACTCTTCCAACATCTGTAGATGAAAACAAACTAACAGAAGCAACTACGTTTATAACTCCAGTTGTTCCTGATGGGTTTAATGTTGCATCGGTTAAATTCTCAGCTTGATAAGGACCATCTAAGTTTGCTACTGCTTCGATAGTCCAAGAAATATTATTAGTTCTGCTAACTTTTCTAGGTTGATGTGATTCACTTGCAATAAATAAAACATCGTTAGACTGTGCAAAACTTAATCCTTCTAAATCGTCCTCTGTGTATGGTGTATCAATAATTATATGCTTATTTGCTACACCACCAGATGCGTATGCTGTAAATGCTGTGGAATCTATGTTATTCCCAAGCATATCAGTTAGTTCAAATGTATTTGTTGTTTTGTTGCTTACTTTATAGTCTTTATTATTTAGCTGAGACATTCCGACAACATTACTAATAGTAAGAACATCACCATTAGAAAAACCATGAGCATTACTCGTAACAACCACAACGCTTGCCTGTGTTGCCCCTGTAATAGCGACATCATTATCTGTAACAAATCCTTCATTCTTTAATACTCTTATTTTTAGTGGAGAAAATTCTAATGTGTAGGATTGCTCATTATTATAAACAAACTTTTGCAACCTTACTTTTTTAAGTTGATCTACAATCTCACCAATAAACTTAGTTCCTGGACGTTTACTAATACCCCCTTGTTGACGTATAAGGAAATTATTCATTTCCTCTACACCATCTGCATACTGTTGTATATCAGTCCTACCTCGTAGTAATGGACTAATTTCTCCGCTTGAGAAAGAGTTTTTAGTAACTTTTATTCTCATGTTGTAGGTTTAGGATAAGTAGTTGCGTAACCACCAATTAATCTAGCATTTAAAAAGTCTGTTGCCTCAAAACCTTGTCTGCGTCTTTGTCTGTTATTCGCAGAAATAGCTTTTTGCATTGTTCTTTCATACAACAGTTGCATCCTTTCTGACGTTTGATTGTCATTAGTAATTAAATAAGCAATGTCGTAAGCTAAACAAGCTGAGATAGCTTCGTTGACCAATGGGTCCAATAAATTAAAATCTGTGATGTTAGAAACATATATTATCTCTAACTCTGTTCCATCAAACAAAATCTTACCACCTTCTAAGCTGTAAAAAGTGTCTTTGTTTTCTGGATCTACTGTTACCAATTTTAGACAATCTGTTGGTAACTGAAATTCGTTGCTAAATTTAAAAGCTGGAACTGTTGTTAATGCAGCTAATTTAGTTCTTTTAATAGAGCCATGAAAGTAGCTCGTGTTTAAGACTATCTCTTTACAATTATTTATACGCTCATTACATATACGAGCAGCCTTATTGTTTGTGTCAGTAATGCTAGTTATCAGGTCTTGTCCTAATTTAACTAACGCTGCGTTTGCAATACTTGTCTTGCTTGCCATAATTTATAACCTACATAAAAAAAGGGAAGAGACAAATTTAATCTCTCCCCCTTTAACATTAATATGAGCTTTCTCGAAAGAAATTATTCTTCTGTATACTCAACAATAATTGAAACATCGCCAGCAGAATCACTTGATACTGTAGCGGTTTGTGTAATTGCAATACGCAAGTTAGTTGCTGGATCTTCTGGTAGACCTGCATCTTCCCAAACATAATTGCTTACTTTGTTAATATCTCTTGCTTCAAACGCATATTCAGTGAAACCAGTAGCAGATTGGAAACCTGTTACTAATGTCGCATAAGCGTCTTCGTCAATTACTGCATCAGCAGAGTATGTTACAGCACCAGAAGTAGTAAATGTTTGTTTTGCATTATACAATCCAACATTAACAACACTGTCTGTACCTCCATCTAAGTCATCATTAGCAATTTTGATAGATACGATTTTAGAATTACTTGGCACTTCTGCCAAATAAACTACATCTCCATCTGCATCAAAATCACCATCTGCGACTGCTGCTGTATCCCGAAACACTCGTGATTTAGCATTGATTGTTCCTCGCTCTAAACGCTGTCTTGGTTCTGCGTCTAGTAGAGTTACGATTGCACCTTTTGTAGTAGCCATTTTTTATATCTCCTTATTTAGTTGGATCACATTTAATTTCTACAACCTTTTCCTCATACATACGCACTGCACCAGCAGACATTTCTGCCAAAATCTGGAAGTTGTGAAATTTATGAGGGATTGGATCAACCTTTGCAGAGATGTCAGAAGCAACTGCCATTTTAATAGCACTCTTTGGCATTACTACAACTCGACTGTTTCCGCTTGCATCCTTGCGAACTAACTCAGTTCTGCAAAATTCAAGACCCATAAAAGTATTGATTTCGCCATTAACTAAAGCTTTAACTGTGTTAAAATCAGCACTGGTAACTTCAGTAGTTCTCAGCAATGAATTTTCAGCAGCAGCGTTAATAATACAAACTGGAGTTTCACCATCTTTAATAGCTTCAGCTTCACGAAGTTTTAAGATGGCTTGTCTAAGCTTTCCAATTGTAAGATTACTGTCTGTTGCTCCACCAGATTCAACAAAATTTACTGCAATTTGTTGTGATGCTGGAAAAGAAACAGATGTGCTTCCAGTTTTACCAGTGTAAGCAGTGCCTAAAGCAGCATCTAGGATGATTTCATCCATTTGTCTACCTAAAGCATATACAGCAGTAGTTACATACTCAGAAGTAGGATCAATAATCATTCTGAGTTTATCTTCTTTATCAATCATGTCTGCTGAGTAGAAATCCTCGAAAGAAACTCTACGTCTGCTTTGTGGTGTGTCGCTATATTGCACATCACCATGACGTGATCCTTTTAGTTTCGCATTAACCGCACCTACACGATCAAAGTATTTGTATTCCGCACCCATTGGATCTTCAGTCACGTATGGACGTAATCTTGATCCTTCTTGTTGGAATATTAGGTCTACGTTTGCACTGTATTGCTGTGCAAAAGCTGTAGTCACTTGATTTGACATTTTATATCCTGTTTTAAAATTAAAATTGGTTTGATGTCTGCTATCCTCGATTAACTCTAAGATAGCTACCCCAAAAACAGGACAATCTGACAATGAGCCTTCACATAGTGAGGACAAACTTAAATTAACATTTATTCATAACTATATATCTGTCAATAAAAAAGCCTTATCAAATTAATGACAAGGCTTATGAATTATAACTTATTTAGACAATTAACTAGCTGCAACTCTATGTAACTCAGTCCATTTTTCTAAAGCAAACTTATGACCTGGATCTGTTTTGTTTGTTAATTGTGATGTAAAAACTGGATCAGACCTTAACTGATCTAATTCTGATTTAGCAGCAACAGGACTTGTCCATGAGCTAGATTGTAGTGTTCCTTTAAACTCTGTATCGTCCATTAATGATTTACCTGCATTTGCTAACAATTGAATTAGATTTGGATCGTTTCCGTATCTTTCTTGCACTTGTTCTGCAACATCATTAGGCAACAACTTGTTTAAAGCTGCATTACTAAGTTTTAAATTAGTCTCGAAATCATCACCCCATTCTTTTTGTAACACTTCTCTAGCGTTTGTTTCGTTAGCGATGAATTTGTCTTCGACACTTTGAGATAAGTTTGCTTCCCTCTCAGCAATACTCGTAAAAACTGCACTTGCTTGTTGTTGGCTGAGTCCAGCTTTATAAAACGATTCTGCAAGTTTGTTTTTATCACTATCCTCAAATTTAATATGCTCAGAATTATAACTTAAATCATAACCATCTATTGTTTCTGGTCTGCCTGTTTTATTGTAAAACTCATTCCAATCTGATTCTTGCCAGTTTTCCTGTGGTAAAGAAACTTTAGGTTTACCTAATACTTTCTCTAAGTTTACAACTTGTTTAGCAATATCATTAATGTTTTTAGCATTACTAATAGAAGGAGTTGATCTAAACTCTTCGCTTATATCGTTTAACCAATCTTTTTCAGCAGATGCAATTGTTGCACCCTCGTTCAATAGATTAGTTTGCGGTTGTTCTGTTGTTGTTTCAGCTACTGTATCAGTCGGTGAAGACTGTGTAGCTACTGCTGATTCCATCGTTTGTTCTTCGCTCATGTCTTAATGTTTTGATTTTTGCTTCGGATCTACGCTCAAACTCACTGTCTGGTGTAGATATAAAATCCTTTATTTTAAGCAATGTATTCCGAACACCTTCATTTAAAGCAGTGCCTTGTGGATCTCCTTTTACGTATGTAGAAGTATTGTAATAACACAAACTTTCTAACATTGTCATTGCTAGTTTTCCGTTCCTACCTCGGAATATTTTTTTAAATGATTTTTTCTGTAACTCTATCTCTCTAATCTTTTGTACTTTGTCTTCTATTACTTTGCTCATATGTTTTGTTCCATACTTCTAGCTTGAGCTAAGTCTTTAACAGCAGATGCCTCTAGTGGTGCATTATTTACCGCCATTTGTCTGGCTTCATTTTCTGCTTTAGCTTGTCTCAACTCTTGTATTTCTTCTGGTGTTCTTGTGGTTTTAGTTGAAATGTCAGACCACTGTGCCATTGCGAGTGAAAGTGCATCAGTATCAATAACATCAATTACATTAGGATCTAATTGTGCTAGTAAAGATAACTCTTCTATATATCGTCTTGAGTTTTGAGATTTAACTGAAAACTGTGCTTTTGCTGCTGGAGATGTGTATTTTATCTCTAGTCTTCCTAATTCTACATCAGGTTCAGCAAATTTACCTTGTTCTGCCATAAGATTATAAGACCGCTGTATCAATGGACCAAACAACTCAACTTGCAATCTTCCAAGCATAGGAGACATCATTCTTAACTTCTCGTCTCTTTCGTCTGCTACTTCAAATGCTGTTTGACGTTCATTCTTTCTTTGACGCAATAACCAGTCTACATGGAAAGCTTCATTAATCTTCTTTTCCAACCTAGACATTGTGTAATCAACCCAATCAAGTCTACCACCAGTCTCAACAGGTCTAATTTGTGCAGAACCAGGTTCTTTCCAAATAATAGATCCACTTCCAGTTGCAACATCTCCAATAATTGAATCATCTTCAATTTCTAAGCTTGGATTGATTTGTTGATCGCCTTTCATTAACACTTGTCGTTGGACTGCATTAATTACTCGTATATCATGCAACGCTGTTCTTCCTGGACTTCTACCGTAAACTTCACCAGCTAATTTAGTCCATCTTGGAACATGATAAGGAAACTCGTCAAAACCACCTTTACTTAAAATACCACCATCTTTAGTTATGCCATCGTCTAACTTCTTACAAAACCAAAAACTTACAAAGTCTTTTGACTCAGACAACTTCTGTCCTGTTTCGTCCTGTGATGGAAAAACAGAATGAGATATTGTAAGCTTATCATGCTGCCGCATTGTTTTAAGCTTCTCATTGTTTCTAATTTTAGGAAACTTCTGTAGTATTTGCCTAACAGTCATTTCCATTTCTCTATACAAAGTATCAACCATACCAAGATGGTTTTCTCTTATATAGCAATGAGCTAGTGGTATTGTTCTAAACACTAACTGATCTCGTTTAATATCAAACTCTTCGTATATAATAGACGTGCCTAATGCTCCAAGGTCTAAATAGCATTCGTGCATTGATTGATTAAACCCAACATTAGGTTTGCTCAGTTCCCTAAATATAGTATCGCTAACAGACTCTAACCATTCTCTTACAGACTCGTCCTCCATTAAATTAGTGTCGCTAGTAGATAAACTAAACCAACGATCAGTGGGAGATGTGTTGTATGTATGTAATCCAGATGCAAATTGTTCTAATGCCCATAAAGCAGTTCCATCATAAATCTCGTAATGCCTTGATTCACCACGAGTTAGGTTTCTTAAAAAATCGCTTGTTCCTGGACGTATATATCTGACAACATCTTGTAAGTCTTGATTCCATAAACCTCTATCACCTTTAAGTGTTTGGAGGTCTTTATGCAAATAGTCTATTAAGCGTTCTTCGTTCACGATGCACTACCTAGCAATGTTTTTTTAGTTGTTTCACCGTAACTAGGTTTCCCTTGTCTCATTTTACTTTCTTGCTGCTTACTTCTTGACCTAGTTCTTTTTGGATTTTGCCCTTTGCTTAGTAAGGTAGATTGGAAACCTTTACGTCTTTTATCAGATTCCCTTACCTCATTTACCGAAGATGCACTCGCAACTGTAGGTGCTGGTGGTGCAGAAGGTGCAGAATAAGTAGGTCTAGGTGTAGGAGCAGGTGCAGGTGGTGGAGTAGGATCACTCATGTATGGATCAGCCCTGAACAATTCTTGCTGAAACCTTCCAGGATCATTGTAAATACTAGTGCTGCCTCTTCTAAAATTCCTATGACGATTAAAGTCATCCATTCCTTGTTGTCTAAAAGCAGTTTCGTCAAATACTTTACCCCTTTGATTTGCATAATCTCTAGCAAATGTCACTACGTTTTCAAAATTTTGAGTTGCCATAATAATTAACAGTTATTCACAAGTTATTTAAAGTCAATGTAGTAATTCATACACACTTTTTACTTTAGATTGTCTTTTCTTACCACCAGATTCATCTCTTACTCTACGAATACTTTGTGCTGCATACCTAAAAGCATCCGCTGCATCACTTGCCCAATCATGCACATCATGGTCTACAAATGTCCCTGCCATGTCATCCCACTGTCTATGATATGCCCTTAGACAATCTAATCCATGCTCACATTTCTTTTTGTCAAAATAACTACGATACAGCAAAGCTCTAGCCCGATCTATACCTTCGTCTTTACTCTCTCTGACCAATGGAGTCATACGTAACCCAAGATCCCTAGCCATATCAATCCTAGTTGTAGTATGACCAGCACCTGTATCTCTACGTTGCTTTAAATCATGTGGAACGTAATGCCTATTATAAATGTATGGTTTTTCTTTTACTGCTTTGATAAAGAACGAGATGTCTTTGTTCTTCTCCATAATAAAATCTATAAATCTAATTTCACTACCATACTGTTGATAAAACCAGATAGCTGTAAAATCATTTATACCGACATCCCATGCAGTGTTTACCTCTAAGTTACTTTCCCAGGGAATATCTTTTATGTGGTTGTCTTTTTCTATCTTATTTAACACCTCACTATAATAACTACCCTCAATCGGTGCATCACTATCGCAATAATATTCTGACTGTATCTTTTCCTCAGTCATTCCGTTAAGACGTTCTCTACGCAATAACTCCTCTAAATCCCAACCTGTATCTGCTTTAGTGTCCTCAATAGTAAGTTTCTGTGTAAAGTAACCGTTACTTAAACCTTCACGTTCCCAAGCTTCGTATAATTTAATCGCATGATTCTTACCTCTAGGTGTAAAGATCATGCAACAACCACCACCATTCTCGTTCAACATTGGACTTAAATATTGCCAAGTGCTAGAACCCATTAATGGAAACTCAGACAATACAACAAAGACAGGTCCAGCACCGACTAATCCATCACTATCCGCACCAACCAATCTATAGATAGAACCGTTCTTAAATTTAATCATCTTCTGTGTTTCATAGACATGATCTATTAACTCAGGAGGAAAATGATCTAAATACTTTCTACCCTCTTTAGTCTGTCCTTCCCAGATACCTTTAATAGCCTGTTCCCTACTAGGAAATATATGCCAGTAAACACCTGGACGTTCTACTATCTTAGATGCAATTAAATTAATACAGAACAAATCCTTACCTGCTCGTCTATGCCATTGGAACATACCAAACCGACCAGACTGATTAATAAAGTAATCCCAAGCAGGTAATTGATAACCCCTAGGATGCCAATTGTAAGGAACGGTAATATCCAAACTAAACCTTACCTCTCCAACCTAATACAAAATCACGAGTCATAAATTCTTCCATAATATCCTCCATCTCACCTAAATGCTTTTCGGCAACCTCCATAAACAAACCACCACCGCCATCATTATTAAAATACATCTGGATGCTAAAGTTATCTATAATCTTCATTAAACCCTTATCCTTCTGTATATCATCAACCATAAAAACAGGACTTTGAACATCTCGCTTAATCCTATACTTAATCATCTATATGTAATCTCCAACCTTGATTCTTATAACTCTCAATAACTTTACGCAACTTACGTATTTCACGATCTCTTTCAAATACCTTACCTAATACAACCGCCAACTCAGTTTCTAAAAACCGAACCTTCTTTTTTAACTCAAACCTATCTCGTAATATATTAAACACTCTTAACAATTTCATCCTCTTCCACATCAATACTAACTCTATTAACCTTATCCATTAAACGATACATACCTGTATCATAACAAAATACCTCAAACTCTATATTACATAACTCAGGATCTAACACCCATACACGATCACCTATAGCATATTTCATATATCAATAACTTTACCATTGTCATCTAAAACATAATTCTTTCGGACAACATTAATAGTATACTCTTTGCTCTCTTTCTTCTCGATAGCTTTCTGTGATGGATGGACATACTTAATTAAATCAGAGTTTATCCTAATTAAATCCTTACCCTCTAATCCATACACATCAGGATTCTTAAACATATCCACCATATTCAACACAGGATCAAAACCCATAGCATTTAACTTATCTGCTACACTCTTAATAACCTCACCCTTCGTTAAATGACCACGACTGGTTTCTTGTTTAGCTGGTCTGTTACTTAACAAACTATCCACACTATGATCTAATCTAGGACTCTCTTTTGCCTTCTTAACTAAATTAACCTTCTTAGGCTTCTCTGGCTTTATAGGCTTAGGATTACTACCATCCTTCTTCTTACGTCCAGATCCTTCACGTCTACCACCACTCTGCTTAACCTTAACACCTGCTAACTTAGCTAACTTATCCTCCAACTCCTTACTAGGACTAAACTCTTCGTATTCAGGCATACACAATTTCTTAACAAATTGTTATAATAGACTTACTCATATAAACTTATATGTAGAAGTTTTGATTAACTTTGTCAAATTGGTTTTGGTTTTGATTAGGTTTTCAAAATTGGTTTTGTGGGAGTTAGGGAGCGGTAGACAAGTTGCGAAAGTGCGATTCCCCCTCTACCCCCTGCTGATCTGGTAATACAAACAAGAGCAAAAAAACAGTTACGTAAACCATTGAGAATCAATCCAAGGTAATTAAAATAGACATTCTCACTACCTTGAATGTTTACCTTGAATTGGTGGATTAATGCATGGTTGTATCGACGTAATTAGATCCATGCGGTCGGTGCCGTACATGAGCCATGATCACTCCACCCACCTCAAACAATCAATACCCCTAACAACCTAATCCCCTAACATATATACTAACAGCCTTACATATGTTTGATTGATACGATGTTCCTTTGTTTCAATATCTTGAGACTGTTATTGATTGCATGGCTAATAAGCCCACTTGTATCAAGCGACTTCTCGCAAGCTTTAAACAGTTCCAACCTAGTTAACTGCTTGTGTTTTTTAATAATACTAGCAATTTGTGTAATAGTTGCACCTTGTATTTGGTTATAAGTCATTGATTTCCAAGTAATTATAATCCTTTGAGTAATTAATGATCTTTTATCTATTCTTGGTCTAACTCCCAATTTAGCCAGGATCAAAGCCTTTTGCACGTCATTAAGCTGATTACTACCGTTAACCGCGAACCATGATACAATATTATCAGGACTTAAATTACTTGCTCGTATCTTACTCATAATTAACAATTTAATACTGATTTAGATTAATACAAATAATAAAATATAAACAAAATTAAACCATTGTATTGACAATACGTATTATATAAATAGTTTATCGTTATCTCGATTCCTGAGATTTTTTAACCTATTAACTTATAATTATGAAACTTATTAACTACTATCCGAGCACGGGATGCCGTGTTTTTTGGAGCGAAAAGCTCCAACAAGAAATTAGTAATCCTCATGGGGATTACTTCACTAGTTACTTTCCCTGTTGTGTGAACGGGGATCCCAAAACGGGATATACTAAATCACAAATCAAAAAAATGATCTCTCAAGAATTCCCAAAATTTTCTTTGCGTATGGGAAAGCCATTTAACTCTAGGATGGATGGTAGCCTAATCTGGCAAGCCAGAATAAACGAAAAATAGATAACAATAATTAAATGACTGGTTAAGCAGTCTATAATCTCTCTTATCATAGGGAAAGCCTATGTTATTAATATTAATTTATTAATTTCATAGGCTTTTTTTTTTGCGATATTAAAACCTATAAAACCTATATATATGATACATCAAATACTTATCCATTTGCCCTGGACTTTGGTCCTTATATTTACCGTTGCATTAGCTATTAATGTAATGACCTCGAAATAAACCTATAAACCTATAAAACCACTAAAAATATGAAAACTAAAATCAAAGTAAATTATACAGCAAAAAAAAATACATACTTCTTTGGAACTCGAAAAAAAGATAAAGCTAAAATCTTTATATATATGTCACAATTTGATTGTGGCTGGTATTGGTCATTTGGTTATTTAGGCAATAATGATGAGAATTATCATTTATATAATTATCAAAATGAACAAGTATTTCATAAAAAAGAAGATGGAAAGTATTTTAATGGAACCATTAAACGCAATAAATGCCTGTATGATTGTTTGTTGGAAGATTACATTTTAAAGGATAACATAAAACAAAACTTATGGAAATTTTGTGAGCTTGCTTTGAGTATTTATAAAATAAAAGATTACTCAGAAATGTTACACATTGGTGGAGCACATATGACAAATAACCCATGTTCAAAAATCATCAAAAATAATGAAGAATATATTAGAATTAATGAAGTGGTGTTGCCTGCATTATTTAATGAATTTGAATTGCTATTAAGAGGATAAATAGAATTAACCAATGAAAAATCAAAATACAATATTCGGATATGACTGGGATGAAATTCAAAGCATGCAACAAGGCAATGATAGCCTGAAGGTTATAAATTCTGATAAAGTTGGTGATTATGGTTGTGATCCAATTGGCAACGGTATGTTTAAAATGGTTCCCTCTGGAGATATTGTCAGTTTTGAAGAACGAACCAGAAGACTTGGACCTTAAGACAATCAAAAATAAAACCTATAAAACCTAAAAATATAATTATTTAAATCCTATGCCAAACACATTTAACACCGTCATGCCAGAACTAACAGAGAGACAAGGGAGATTACTTTCTTTGTCTCATGATATCAACCTTATACGCAGTAGGCTAGCAACCTACAAAGAGTTGACAAATGGGTATAAGGTGGATGGATGGACTACTTATCCTTACAGCGATTACAGCGACATAATCCAAAGGATGACCGATCAAGCAGAAAAATATGAAGAAGAATACAAACAACTAGAAAAACAAGGCGAACCAATCGCCCCACAATAATAAAAACCTAAAAAAACCTAAAAATATATGAAAACCAGAATTAAATTCTTCAGCCACAATAAAACCATACAAATTCTATCCTTTCACAAATGGGATATTAATACCGAAATCCATTGCAATCATATAGCGACAAAATACAAAAATACATTAAAACAAATAATCAAATGGGAAAAAATATGAAACACAAAGAACAATACAAAGAAATAATAAAACAAGGAATAATACCTTGTTTTGAGACAAATTTGGGAGAGGTTTATTTTGAGCCTACAGAAATGGGATTTGCGGTTGGAACTGCTTGCAATGTAGGCTTGCTTAAAGATTTCGAGTTTATCTATGACAATGACTTCTCATTTGACGAAAATTTAAATGAATTAAACGAGCAAATTATTGATTATTACGAGGAAGTAGAAGCATGAAACCTGAATTAGAACAATTACAGTCCCTTACAATTAACGACATCTTAAGAGATCAAAGACCTGCCAAAAGGTCTATGTTATCAATCAGGATAGATAAAGACCGTAAGGATCACTACAAACATCACGCAAAGACTTATAGACGGTCATTAAGCGAGTTTGTTTTAATGATAATGGACAACATAACCGAATTCAAAGAAAAATAATTATGAAAGAAATAGTAACATTTAAATACGCCAAAAAAATGGAGAGATTAGGCAAATGGACATATCAAGGGACAACCCTTGATCCCTACTTCCATGATGCTC